AGATTTAAGGTCAAGTGGGTTAAATTTGAGTAAAAAATCATTTATGAATTTAGAAGTTAATTTCTATGTTATAGAAGAAAACCTCGATTTTAAATCAAAACAAATTAAAGATACATTATTAAAAATCACAAATAAAATCTACAATGATAACTTTTATGACAACAATTATTTTAAGTTTTATCTAACTAAAAAAATCAAATCCGTTAAAGATACGTTACAAATCGATAATGTTTAATATTTATTATTAAAACATTTAAAATGAGTTTAAGAATATTACAACCGAACGAATCAGGAAAAGGTATATTAGTTGAATACGATGCGGGATATATTAATCCAAAGGATAATCGTAACGAAACATTAATAAGAGAATCTAATGAAATGTTAGACCACTCAAAACCATTTGAATTTTATGCTGTATTACAAAAATATGATACACCAAATAGAAATGGTAGATTATACCCTGAACGTATATTAAAAAGAGAAGCTGATAATTATAAAAAAATGATTAAAAAGGGTACGGCTCTGTCAGAGTTAAATCACCCGGAATCATCTTTAATTGATTTAGATAGAGTTTCTCACTCAATCACCGAAGTATGGTGGGAAGGTAATGTCCTAATGGGAAAGATTAAATTATTGACATCACCGGGATACCACGAAAGAGGTATTTGCTCAACCAAAGGAGATTTGGCGGCAAATTATTTAAGACAAGGAGTTACGTTAGGAATATCATCAAGAGGTGTAGGTTCTCTTAAAAAGATTGGTGAACAAAATGAAGTACAAGACGATTTTGAATTAATTTGTTTTGACTTGGTGTCCTCACCTTCAACTCCGGGAGCGTATCTATTCTTAAATAAAGATGACAAACATCTGTATGACGAGAACTTAGAAGAAGAGAAAAAAATGAGTATTGAAAGACATGTTGGTGATTCAGGAAATAAATCACTTGACTTAATGAAAAAATTAAACGATTATTTAGGATATTAAACTAAATAGAAAAAATTATGGACGAAAAGTATTTCATTGCAAAAATTACATTGGACTCAGTTGATGAGGCCTCAGGTAAGATTAAAAAATTAAGAGAAGAAAAATTAGTGAGTGGTTACAACCCAACTGACGTAGAGGCTAAAGTAACAAAAGTATTTGAGCATTATACAATGGAATGGAGAATCACAGCAATTGTTGAAAGTAAAATTGATGAAGTGATAGAATAATAATTTATATTCAATAATTAATTAAGGAGACAGAAATGTCTCCTTTTTTTATGCTTTTATTTTTTTGGTAATATTTATTAATATAAAAAACTCATTATCAAATTAGCAAAAATAATGCTTTTTTGATAATGGGAGATATTTATATATTAAAATAACTTAAACACAAATGGCAAAAGAAAAATCTTTAGTTGAAGAAGCTATCATCCAAATGAAAAATTTGGAAGAAGCGGTAGCGGAAAATGCAAAAGGAATACTTGCTTCGACAATGTCGCAAGAAATCAAAGAACTAGTAAAAGAATCTCTTACAGAACAAGATGATGAGGAGATTGACACTGAGGTTGACATGGATGACATGGAAATGGATACAGATATGGACGATACAGAAATGGACGACGTAGATGTTGATATGGATATGGAAGATGACATGGATACCGATAATATGGATATGGATATGGATGATGAAGACACCATAGACCTTACTGACGTAGAAGATGATGAAGAAATCTTACGTGTATTCCAATTGATGGGACCTGAAGATAATATTGTTGTTACTAAAGATGATTCTGGTAACATCAGTTTAAAAGATGAAGAGAACAACAAAGAATATATGATTGTTGGTGAAGGAGATGAAGAGTATGAAGACATGTTTGAACAATTTGACGACGAATTTGAATTCGAAGACGAAGAAGAGGACATGGACGATGACGATTCTGAAGGTATCGAAGATATTATCTCTAGAGTATTTGATAACGACGACGAAGATTCAGAAATGGATGAAGAGTGGGGCGGAAACAAACATGATTTTAAAAGACGTAAAGGTCATAAAATTGGGGATGTAGACGGACACTTTAAAGATTTTGAATCAGAATTTGACGAAGAAGAAGAAATGGACGATGAAGAAATCGTTTATGAAATTTCTTTTGATGATGAAGAAGTTGACATGGATTTAGAAGAACAAGAGGATATGGACATGGAAATAGAAGAACAAGACGACATGGACATGGATATGGAAGATGACACAATGATGGAATCTAAAATGTCTGTTAAACCAAAAGGAACCGGATTTGGAAATCCAAATAAGAAAATTTATTCAAATAAACCTAATCAAGAAGGTGGTTTTAAAACTGTGAAAAAATCAGTTAATCCAACAATGGGTACAGGTAAAGCAAAATTTGAGTACAAAGACGGTGAAAATCTTGAAGGAAAAATGAAAACTGTTAAAAAAACAGAAACAAAAGAGCAATCTACTAAAATTGCTAATACAACTAAAAAAGTTGAACCTAAAGAGGCTTCTCGTACATTAGGTAGTGGAAGTAATTTCAGAAGAGGTGGGTTACCAAAACCAAGAGCACACTCATCTTTTAATACCGCAATTAAAGAGAACCAAAATACAAGTGAATTAAAAGTTTTAAGAGAAAAGAATGAAGAATACAGAAAAGCTCTTAACGTATTTAGAAATAAATTGAATGAGGTTGCAGTGTTTAATTCAAACTTAGCTTACGCTACTCGTTTGTTTACAGAACATTCAACATCAAAACAAGAGAAAATAAATATCTTAAGAAGATTTGACGGTGTAGAAAACATTAAAGAATCTAAAAACTTATACAAAGTCATTAAAGATGAACTTACAGGAACTTCATCTCAACCAATGAATGAATCATTAGAAAGAACAATTGCTAAAGCACCTTCAACAGGTTCTGCAATCAATCTAATTGAATCTAAAACATATGAGAATCCACAGTTCTTGAGAATGAAAGATTTAATGTCAAAATTAAAATAAAAATAAACTAAAAAATTAATAAAAACCAAAAAAAATGGGAGCATTATTAGAATCAGGTCTAGTTGGTAACATCGGGTTAAAACACCTTAAAGTTATTAAAGAAGACACAATTAATAAATGGGACAAATTAGGATTTCTAGAAGGTCTTAAAGGTCACTTAAGAGAAAACGTAGCTCAATTATATGAGAACCAAGCGTCTTTCTTAATAAACGAAGCAACTTCTGACGGGTCTTCAGGTTCATTTGAAACTGTTGTATTCCCAATCGTAAGAAGAGTATTCTCTAAATTATTAGCGAATGACATCGTTTCTGTACAAGCTATGAACTTACCAATCGGTAAATTATTCTACTTTGTACCAAAAATCCAAGGTTACCAAAATGGTAGTGGTGGTACACCTTACGCACAATATTCAGGAGAACACTACGCACCGATAGGTTCACCGGGTAACTACAATGACGGTACATTACCTTCTCCAAATGGAGCTGGTGGTAATCCAAACGCAGGTTATAATACAGGTTCAGGAAGTTATAACCCTGTGTATACAAAAAATCTTTATGATTTATTTTATGAAGGTAATGAGGCTCAATTAGACCCTCCAGGGTTATTTGACTACTCTAAAGGTCGTTGGTCAGCAATCACTGCTACAACAACTATCCAAAAATGGACTGGTGGAATTTTAGTTGATGCTAATATTTCAGGAACAACTGACGGAGCAGATATAATCGCTTCAGGTAACACAAGAAAAGTTATCATTAAAATGTGTGGTTTTGCTGACACAGGTGCAGGAAAATTAATCGGACCTGATGGTAACGAAATGGATACAGAATCATTCTTATCTGATTTAGTTGTTTTCACAGGTTCAGGTTTAGAAGTTTCATCTACTTCACCATGTACAGTTGGTACAGGAGCTTTATTATTTAGAGTTGTAACTCAAATCTATGGTAGAGGTATTGTGAAATATGGTGACACAACTCAAACTTATTTCCCAGGTGGTAATCCGGCTAATAATAGTTTAAGAAATGCTGGAAACGGTGGTTCATTCAAAAACGTATGTGATGCTGATGGATGTATTTGGTTAGAAGTAGATTTATCTTGTCCTGTATGTGCTGATTGTGATTCAACATCTTTAGATGGTTACACAGGTACTACTATTACTCAAGCAACTTCAGGAACTTCATTCGCAGCGGCTTTCAGACGTTACGAAGAGTTAGAATTTGAAGATAAAATCGGTGAGGTTTCTTTCGATTTAGATTCAGTTACTGTATCTGTTACAGAAAGAAAATTAAGAGCACAATGGTCTCCTGAGTTAGCTCAAGACGTTGCGGCTTTCCACAACATCGATGCTGAAGCTGAATTAACAGCTTTATTGTCTGAACAAGTTGCGGCTGAAATTGACCGTGAAATCTTAAGAGATTTACGTAAAGGTGCAGCATGGAACTTACGTTGGGATTACAATG